GCGGTGGAGGAGTATCGCTTTTGATTACGTTTAGCGCCTCTCTCCTTTTTATTTGTGATGGTGTTCTTTCGCGGCATAATATGATCCGCGATCTGTTGCCAGCTTTGCTTGAACACTTCCCTGTCCGTATCCAGACTGTCTCTTGTATCTATGATCTCACGAGCAAAGGCCGACGACTTGGGGCCTTTGTTTCGGGAGCTTTTCTCTAGAGCAGATTGGGCCATGGTCTATCCTCCAAGACTGATTGAACGTGAAAAGAGTTTGGGAGCGAATAAACTGGACGGATCTACCAGACCCCGACCAGCATGGATCGTACTCTCAAACCCCTTTTTGGGATCTGCCTTGAGAATTGCGTCAAGTGCCTGAGCGCCTTTTTGTCGGGCCTGCAAGTCATCGATCACGGCACTTTGGGTAACGGCCCCGGATCCAGTGTTCGCGCCGTCCAGCCCGATTGGCTGTATGATCGGCAACGAGGGCGCCTCGATAGAGGACGCCAGGGCCGCACGGGCGGTGCGCTGGGTGCGGCCTGTCCCGGTCACACTTTTGGGATCGGGGATAAGGCCCTCCTCCACGAGATCAGCACCCATGCCTTCGCCTACGGAAGAGGTGTCAGAGGCGTCGGCCTCGGAAGTTCCTGCCGGATCTCCCGGTGTAGCCGAGCCCATATCCACCCCTGCACCGCGAGCCGCGCTGACTATAGCAGACAAAATACTGACCGGCGCTGACAGCGGCGTAAGCGTAAAAGCTACTGTTGCCGGGTTGATATTATCCATCAACGACGAAAAGAAACTCGTAGGAGCTGTTGGGTTTGACGCCTCAGCGGCGGCAGTGGCCGCGGCTGATGCCTGGGCCGCAGCAGCATCCGCAGCAGGGGCCGTAACATCCACCGACATCTCGGGGGTGGTTGGGTCCTCATCTTCCGCCGCAGCAACGCCGGCAGCATTGGCGGCTGCAGCATTGGCCGCAGCCTCGGTAGCCTCTGCTTCGGCTTGTGCGTCTACGGCCGCTTCAGGGGCGCCCTCGCCTTCGCCACCATCCCCGCCTCCATCACCACCGCCATAGCACCAACGCCAGCAACGGCGGAAGGGGTCTTTGGTCATTTCCTGAGGGAGCCAAGCCTCTCCGGCCTGTCGGTATAATGACGAAACCATTTTGCTCTCCGAACTGGCCAGCCTTCATCACTGGCTTTGGTTGTCAAAAACTGCCTCAAGTGCTTGATTAGAAACCGGGGGTCTTCATCTGGGGATACCACATCCATGATCCAGATCCGAGAATAATCGCCGGCAACCCAATCTTCAGGCTGGATTACCAGCTTACGCTTTTCAAATAACATCTCCGCGTGAGGCGTCAGGTTTGCCCATGTAGCGAAGCCAGTCAAGAGCCCGTCCCGGACTACACAGTAGAATTGCCCATTAGTCATTGGGGCAATCATCCATCTTTCCCAGGCATCCAGCGTCCATTTCCTGTGTCGATAACTTTTCATCGAAAGGATTGTTGCTTGGCCAAATAGGCTAGATAAAGACAAGAAAGCTTCCGTGGCTTCCTCAGATAGCATCGTGTTGCGCCATGCTGGTTACTTGAACTGGACGATATCCCGCGCCTTTAGTTCGGGCATACCGTACCTGCATTGTCAGATATCGGGTTGCGGCCATGAGATCGTCGCGTAGCTTTACGACCTGGCCATCCTTGCGGTGGTACATCCGAAACTCATCGAACCAATCATTCATGTGATCGGCGACCCGAAGCCGGCCAGTCTGGAACCGGCCCAGCATATCCATGATCCCGCTCTCCACGCCATACTCACCATCATCGTACATGGCTCGCTCACGGAGCATCTTCAGGCCTTCTTTCTGATATAGTCCCTTGATAGTTTTTCCAGTGTCTTGGGTAGAGTGCGTAGTGTGTCGTAAACCATCATGCGGCCAGGCCACTGGGATCCACTTCCCCCTCGCGCGAATTGAGCTCGCGTGATCGGGGATGGAGACCTTGTTTCGTTTGTAGCTGTCGTAGATATAGACCGTGTCGTGCTCTTGATCATAAGCTCCCCACACACAAGCTGTTGGATGGTCCCACTCACCAAAATCGAGGGCTGCAATATGTCGATACCATTGCGGAAAGCCAGTTCGGAACTGTTCCTGCATGTTGAACCGGATACTCTCTTCCGTGATTGGGAAGATCCGCCCGGATCCAAGAAGTGGGATACCTTTAGCCCGAGCTTCCCGCTCATGGTCCGGATAGGAAGCAATGATCGCCCTTTTGTCTTCCTCCGAATAGTGATCAACCTCGTTAATTTCCATATTGACAACGCCGCGATCCTCCAAACCATCGGTGTCCTCGGGCTTTGGATTGATAAACCGAAGGACCACCTCCGACATGCCTTTCAATGGGGTGAACGTGATCCAAACGGGCCCGCGTACAGCATTAGTTCTGGTCAGGCACTCGGTATAGACGTCCAGCGGGGGTTCCTCATCACACCAGATTGCGTCTACCGTTTCCCCCTGGAGGTTCTCCCGGCCTTTTTCGTAGAACTTGAAGTACAGGTAACTGAAACCGTCAAACTCTCCAGCCGAATTGAAATGCCGGACTTTGACGTAATCGAGAAGATCAGCCACGCCGCGAGCAAGTTGGACGTGGTCAAGTGCATCCCCTGGTATAGCCCCAGTCCCATAATCACGCCCTCGTCCCATCAAAATACGCTGTGGATTGTCCCGTGTGCTCTCCCCGGAAACCCCTAGTGCCCAGGCTACTATAGGCCGGTCGAAAACCTTTCCGACCCAGTCTTTCGGATACCTACCAGTTAAGTGATAGGACATCTCCATCCCGCCCGCCCAGGTCTTACCTAGTTGGTTGCCCGCCATGAACAGTCGTTCACGGACCGTGGCCCCCATAGCGTGGAAAGCTGCTTGTTTTTTGTAGGGCCGATACCGCCGCGCAAGGTTCCGGATAGATTTGGCCCTCAGGCTTTGGAACAAACCCTCCAGATGCGTGAGCGTCTCGGTGCGGGACCGACGGTCAAGAGCTTCGCGTGACGGCATTACGTTTTATTCCGGGCCCGTGGAGCATTGCCTTTTGTGTAGAGGGTAATCCCCGGTCGGCCGGGGCTGACATCTTGCAGATAACCGGGGTCAAGAATGACCGTCGGGACCTGGACAATGACGCCTGTTTCAAACTCCAGATGAAGATGGCCTGGGTTCGGGGTATCGTGGTCACGAACCTCCCTCACCTTGCCGAGGCTCTTCAGGGTTATCGCCGCCATTGTTGGCTTGGGCTTCCTGCTCATTGGTTTCGCCTTTCTTTTCGGAGATGACCTTCTTGATCACCTTCTCATGACGGCGCCTTAATTTACGTGTTGGCGCCAGGGAGCGGGCGTGCATCTTCCCATTTTCCAGGAACATGAGTTCCGCCATGAAGGGCCCTGCCGAGACAGTCTGTCTCTGTACTATCACGGAACCCTTAATCTTGAGAGATATCCTCGCCATTAACCCTTCTCCTGAGAAGATCCCATTCTCTCCCGACTGGTCCGCCACGAACAACGACGGCATCGGGCACCGGGCTAGGCACGTTGAGGCGGCGGAAGTTGTCGATGATGTGCTGGGCTATGCCGCGCAGCGCCTCTGCCAGGCCGGCGGCTATGTTGACATCTCTGATATCAGGGACGGCTACGAAAGCCACATCCGAATAATAGAACATTTGCTCCGTGGCCTTGCTGATTACCTTGTCGATCTCGTCGGTAATCAGGTCGGCCTGGTCTGGGGTAGTCGCATCGTCCAGGGGTACGACGATCGACATTACTGCATAGTTAGGCATCGGCCGTCCCCAACTTTGTCTCGTCCAGCTTGTGATCACCGCACCAGTCATCAGGATAGACCGCCGGGTAGCCCGACATCGTCGGAGCTCGCCGCCGGCAACGGCCTAGAGCCCCTCCTGGCTTCGCCACATTCCACATGCAACTCGAACACTTCATGCCCTCGCTGCGGTGAGCCCACGGGTCTTTCGTTGTTTTCGTCATTGGTCTGCCTCACTCTCTTCCATCGGTTAGCTGCTTATACGGTGGGTCATGCTGTGCCACCTCTTCCAGGTTCTTGTCAATCTCCTGTAGTCGGAACGCCTCCATATCCCGGTCAAACCGCATCGCCGCCAGACGGACTTCCGTCTTCTTGATCGCCTTGTCCAGGCGCCTGAGCTTCCGGCTCCCCTGCAACATCGATAACCTCCACCGCTTCCGCGCACCATAGAACATGGTCGCTCTGTAAAGCCAGGCCCTTGGGGAACCTGAGATCCCCCGGCCGCTTCTTGCTAAACGTCGCCGGCCCTAGCGTGACACCGTCCATCCTCGCGGCACGCTGCATGGCCAAATCCGCCATCTCTTTGATGAAGGCGGGAGGCTGATCAGCATCCAGCCCAATGTCCGCCCACTCGTAAATTCTGCCACCGTCTAATGAAACCATAATACACTCCTAAAAAGAATTGATTTGACAAGCCTACTCCAAATACCGTACTGGGGGAACCAGGAGGAGGAGGGGGTTAGAGCAATTGGAATATCCCCCTAGAGCACACGCAGTGAAAGACAGCTAGAGGATCTCCCTAATAACTAAGATCCTATAGAGACTGCTAGCAATCCTCCAACTACACCCCCCAGTAGAGCAATCATAAAAACACCCAGGCCCAACACTACCTGGAAACCGTGGTCATCCTTCCACCACCACCGCCTCACTGACCCCCACGCATCTCTACAATAATCCACAACACCACCAAAATAATCAAACACCCAGCTAACCATTCCAACATCATATCTCTCCCTCATAAACGTAACCCTCCCATCACCCATAACGCTCTCGCATCCGTAAAATATTCTCCCGACTAAAATCATACCCCGGTCTACCACCGCTAAACCCACTGTTCCCAGAGTTCTTGTTCGCCCCCTTCGTCGAAGTCCCAACAACCTCCTCTCGAGAGTTCTCAGGACCACTGGGATAAGTGTCATAAATTATGCAGACCTCATCCAAAGCTAGCTGCAATAAATAAACCAAATTCCCAGTGTCCCGCTTGGAATAGTAATGACGCCTCGACGCATCAAGATAACGATCCATCGTCTTCTGTAGATCCTCAAGTTTCAAACTTGCCATCTGCCTATCCAATCCAAAAAACTATCAAACATTGGGGTATGGGAGCCCATATATATAAAGCCTGCACCCCTTTCTCGGGGTATACCCCCCCCAAGGCTTTTACCTTCCCATTTACTCTCAAGCTGTCATCCCGCTTGGAGTTCCCGAGATGGTCACTCAAGCTCTGGTATTCCTACCTGTTGAAAGGACTACCGTCCTCTCAAACTCTCCATCTCTAACTAATACTTCCCGTTGGTCGTATGCACCAAGGGGGTTGCTCACCCCCTATGGTAGTTACCCCTGAGCCCCTTCGGGGTCTCACTCTTCGTGCTCAACGACTGTAATCATCTCCCCATGACCCAGCTCGTTCAGCACATCTCTGATCTTATGGACCAGATCATCCTCGTTCAGAGCATCGCTGTTATCAACACTCAGCAATGCCTCTAACGGCTTATGTCCTGCCCTGTCCATGAGATCCGCTGCCGCCCTAAGTCTAACGGTCTCAGACTTGGCGTTCAGCATCAGGTCCTCCATCACCTTGAAAGCCTTTGCGCCTACCGTAGCAAAGCTCTCTCTAGTGATTGTATGGATCCTCGCCCTCACCCGAGGGTTCTGCAACAGCTCGTATCCTGTCCGTCTAGCTGATCGTTTGGAATAGCCAGCCTTGATCGATGATTGTTCTATTTGTCCACCCGACAGTACGTAGTTATAGGAGAACAGCTCCATGGCTTCACTTACGCCATTGGCATCGATGACCTTTCGTCCTGATCCCAAGCCTTCTTCTTTACTCATTTCTCTTCTCATTATTCATTGTGACATATACCCCACAGTGTGTGACCCTATTACCACATGGATTTAATGTCCATATCAGCCTGTTTCAGGCGTTTCTTCCTTTTCCGGCAGTATGGTCCATCTGTAGGCATTATCGCCTGCTGTACCCCCTTATCCTTGCCATCTAGATAGGAGTATTCATCTCATGCCTCCATATGATCAACTACATGGTTCTTCTCGCTCTTCTGGGCTTCTGGCTGGCATCTTCAGCATCGTCGCCTTACCGTTATTTCTCATTGCATATGGCATCTCCAAGGTGCCTTGGCCGATCATTTGGCTCATTTGTTTCGTCCTGATTTACCACACCATCCTGACCTCGATAGAGCTTGGGGACGCTGAATGGGCTGAGATCTGCCAGGATCCCCCTGCCAATCTGGTTACACCTTGTGACGCCTATAATTATCAACAGCTGCACCAACTCCCTGCTTCGCAGTGATGCAAGGGACACCCCTGTCCCTTACGATCCCTCTGACCGGGGACCTCCCCGGAAGAGGAAATCTTTGCGAAGATTTATCAAAGCTGTCCCGGCTGCGCCGTGATAGCCTTACCCATCAGGTTAGCAACCTAGATATAGGAGGACTGAGTAATGCCCTAAGTCTGCGGCACCCAGGGGGAGATAGCTTACCTAGGCTTCTTCATAGGTCTCCCCCGCCGCTCGCAGTTTCAACGGCAATGGCCCCAAATCGTGGCAGATTGGCGAGTGACTTTGAAGAGCACTAACGCGACCACCGTAGCCACAAGATTTGGAACAGACCGGAGCCGTGATACGTCTCCTCCTCGCTCCCGATGGTCACGGTTTCTACTTTATCATTATTCATACATTACAGATGCAAAGGGGCTGTACGATCTCAGGACGGCATTAGCAGCAGTGTGAACGACTATTCTTCGTACCGCTCAGAAGCTCCCTAGGTCCTCC